ATGCTAAATGTAAGGTTTGATTCAGAAAAGGCTTTAGAGGCCATTCTGTACGTCGCCTCTAAAGCACCGATCCCAGATATCTATCATGTCGGAAAAATTCTTTATTATGCTGACAGGTTTCACCTTGAAAGTTTTGGACGCCTCATAACGGGCGATCACTATAACGCTATGAAGGATGGGCCTGTAGCAAGCAACACATACGATATTATAAAAATTGCTCGTGGAAATGGACGTTACATTCCTAATGGTTGTGATGTCGATTCTGTGCGAAAAGCATTTTCTGTATCAGGTATGACGATTGTGCCGAGCCGTGAAGCTGATGAAGACTTTTTTAGTGACTCAGATTTAGAGTGTATTGATAAGTCTATCGCGATGCTTGGAAACATGTCCTTTGAAGCTATCAGAACCATGAGCCATGACGCGGCATGGGAACAGGCAGATCACAATGGTGAGATGTCTTTGGAATCGATAGTTGCACAGCTAAAAAATAGCAAATTAATACTGGATTATCTGAAGAACGGATATTGATACTTATGCTGGGTGATTGTTTCCCTCCTGATTTTAAGGCTAATTTTAGTCGTGAAAGAGGTATATCACCCGGTGATGTATTGTATCTTCATTGTGATTTTACGACCCCACCTAAAGTAAAATATATGGTGGTTGTTTGCTGTGAACCTCTTTTAGTTCTTCTAATAAATTCAGATATAAATGAATTTATTAAGAGAAACAATGATCTTATGGCTTGTCAGGTCGAAATTAATAGAGAGGACCATGATTTTCTTAAATGGGACTCATTTGTTAATTGCATTGAGGCTCATGCTGCTTTCGATCTTGAAATTATTAAAGAGAAAATAGCCATCCAATATGGTGACGTGCTAAAAGGTCGCATTACAGATCATTGTATGAGACAAGTTCGATGTGCAGTTGAGATATCTAAAACTATGGTTAAACGGCATAAAAAACTGATACTCGCTGCTCTTCAACATTATGAATAAACCCATCTTTGGATGGGTTTATTCATATTCTATTTAAATGAGCCTTTGTTTATGGGTTCTGACCCTTTCCCACTCAGCACGCCCTTCTTCTCGCCTTTTGTCTATGTATTCCGCAAGATCCTGAATATTGATGCAACGTTTTGCTTTTTGTGATGTGCCGATGCGATATGTTGGAACGGGCAACTTACAAGCGTTTGCTTTTGCTTCTGCCGTGGCTGGACTCATGCCAAAGTACTTTTGGCTAACTGCTGAGAGTTCAATGTTAGGGGTATTGAATTCAGCCATCAGTAAAAACAAGGTGTTCATAATTTTCTCCATCAAAACCGGCTGCACCCGGGAAAATCATAATTCTGTGCTGGTGGCAGGAATTAGTTTCTGCCAGATAGCGGAAACATATTTTGCCTGATGACGGGCATCAGCCAGGGCGTTGTGCCGTTCGCCATCGAAAGGCATGTCCATTTTTGGGTCGAATCCGATGGAACGCCCAAGCGTAACGATCGTGCGTACATCGTGGTCATTCCAGTACGCCCACGGGCAGATTTGTCCTGCTCGCTCGTAAGCTCCACGTAAAATTACGTTGTCGAAGGTGGCCCCGTTACCCCAGACTTTTAAATATTTTGTATTGTCTGCATGCTGATTAATGAAATGGCTCAGTTCAGAGAGTGCATCGCTGATCGACAAAGTATCATCAATACAGATTGCAGCTCGTGCTTCAGAGCTCTGTTTCAACCACCACAGGATGGTATCGCCGTCAGGTGTAGCTCCTTGCCCCATAGCACTTTCCAGGCTAACAACCGTATAGAATTCTTGTCCGATGTCTCCGGTTTCTGGAGTGAAGAACACCGCGCCAATGGAAACGATCGGTGCATCCTTATTTTTCCCCATCGTCTCAAGGTCGATCATTAAGTTATTCATTACTTCACCTCCTGCGTTTCTTTGCTGCTGTGAATTCGCCAGTTACCGACGCCTTCCCATTCAAACTGGCGGTTACTAATTCGCGTCCAGCCCCTGCCGAAAAGCAAATCCAGATACCAGTATTTTAAAGTTCTGATAATTGCTCTTACAGTTGGTTTGCATCCAGAAGTCTTTGATGCGCAAATAAAGCACCGAGTTATGCTCATGGCTTCTACAAAAGGCCAGATAAACCAAACCCAGATGCAAAGAGCCACGAACAACATGAGCGCGATGTTAGCCACTAAGCCAGACCAGTACAGATAATTGCTCATTGGTTGCCTCCACCTTGGCTCTGAAGCATGGCAGCGCGGCAGGCGTTCCAGCCATCAACATACCCAGCCATGATATATCGATTAAAACCCACCTCTTTCTGTGCGCGTGCCAGATTCATTTCCTCCGGCACGTGTACTGGCTGAGCTATATATAGCGGCTGAACATACCAACCCTTTGATAACCAACTGTCAGCAACGTTTTTACTCCGTGTTATTGCCGGAATACCTAAGCCATTGTCTGAATGCAGCCATGCCACCGGTTCTGCTTCCAGCGATGCCAGCGTAATCCGTGCAAGTTCCATTTGTTCACCACGGGTAAGCCCGTTTTCAAGCGGATTTTTAATGAATAATTCGATACGTTCTTTGGTAATAGAATTCATGCTATTTCACCTTAATCTCAACATTTCGCAGCTTTATGTCTACTGGTAGGTCTGACTTTCCTGTTAACGCTAATGCGAGATTTTCAGGAGTAATGAGAGCAGTTATTGTTTTCCCCATCGCCAGACGAATAATCATTCGTATCTCGCGATCGTCACATGCTCCCGGTCGAACAATTGAGATTTGTCCGTTCATCTCACTCTCCTTTGATGCGAATGCCAGCAAGCCAGTTTCTTATGCCGATATATTCAGCGTTCCTGAAACCGCTTTTTACATATATAAATGGCAAGCGAAGATTGTGACCGTTGGCTGCCAGGTAGTCTTTACAACCCTGTTCGGTGAAACAGCAGGTAACGAATTCATCAATATCTTTCACAGCAACGCGCCGCCATTTTTCTGGTGGTTCCCGAAAGTTTTCATGAAGTAGTTCGAGACGACGACTTTGGAGTTTATTGGCTTCATTGCCATCTTCATCAACCCAGACAATCCGGTCATAGTCATAATCAGCATCAACAACAATTTCGCGCTTTTGATACACACAAAACATAGGGTCTGACGTTATTCGATTATCCTGTGTTCGAATATTTTCACCGATGATGCCAAACGAATCTGGCGTAGGTTTTGTCTGTAACTCTTCGATACGTTCAGCCAGCGCCGCGCACTTGGCCTCAGCTTCAGCAAATTTACGCACCAGGTACTCAGCGTTTGTTTCGTTCACTTTCAGATCTCGCGGTACACATTTCCCGCGAAGAAACCCTTCCATTTCGAAAACATTCATGCGCATTTGCGTAACCCCGATAACTCGTTAAAACGTTCCATAAACATCCCGTAGGCATGGCCTGGTGACAGTGGAATAACTTTGAACATCTCTGTCGCCGGGATACCTTCCAGTACAGGCCAGAAAGAGCCATCATCAAGCCCGAGATCGCGGCGTTCGGTTGCCAGCATAATGAGATCGGCATATTTCACAGGCGTGCTCATAACCGGGGGTAACCCGTATTTCTCACGGATTACGGCGTCTATTTTTTCTTCCATCCGTTTATAGTCAGGAAGAAGGCGTTTCAGTGGCGCGGGGATGTCCTGGCAATACGCTTCTGTTGCATCATGCATTAACGCTTCAAAAGCAAATTCCTGTGGCACCAGCTGGCTGCAAAGCACCGCATGTTGGGCGACGCTGTAGAAGTGTGAAAGATGTCCTGCAAAGCGACAGATATTTGAAAGGGAAACCGCGATATCGTTAATCACGATGTCGTCTTTATTTATCCTGTCATAATAAAAATGCTTCCCGGAAAAAGTTTTAATAAATGACATTTTGTTCTCCACGTAAATGTGTTGCACCACGCTGAATTCTGGTAAAAGGAAGCCCTCACCATCCGGTGATTATTGAGTTAATTACGTTTCCATAAATGCCCCCGCAGGGGCATTTGCAGTAATGAAATCAGGCGGTGAAAGTACCAATAAAGGTTTCTACTTTGCTGTCTTTGAATTTCTCAACAAGCAGATCACGAAATTCGTTAGCCATTTCCTCCTGCACTGCTTCCAGCTGAATAATGCGCAGAACCAGTACAGGACGATCGCCAGTGATAATGCTGAGGCGTAATTTAAACGGACGTTCTTTCAGGCCTTCAAACGGAACGCATTTGAATTCAAATGCCACTGGCATAATGTCTTTGGTTTTCGCTTCGACAGACTCCATCAGGGAGCGTTTGCCGCTGAAGTCATTGTCTTCAAAATCAGCGGTCTGGTTTGCTTCAATCGTGATTTTACGGACTGCCGCAGCTGCTTTTGTTGCCTGAATAGCGTCACCATTAGCATCAAAGCCCACAAGGTAGTCCGCCCAGTCTTCAATCCATTCTGCCAGTGACTTCTGGGAGTTACGCTCGCCATTAACAGACAACAGAGCAGAGAACGGTGCTGTCTTTTTCAGTTTGAGAGTGGCGGTGTTATCTGCGTGGCCTGGTTCATCAATAGTACCAAGATTAAGCACACTGACAGCACGCATATTATCAGCATCGATAAAGCAGCGGGTGCCTTCATCTGCAAGATCTTTAGAATAACGGGTAAAGTCATCGATGCTGGCAGTGGAAAGCGCACCACGGAAACGGAAGCGATTTAAATTAAATTTTTCCAGATCATGAATGCGGAAATTCTCAGGCAATGCCACAGCATCAGCACCAATCTTACTGATAATTTCATTAACACCCTGAGCAGAAATAAGGGCATGGATTTGATTAATTGCAGTTGCGTCTAAGTTCTGAGACATAATAAGTCCTCACTATATAAAGATATTCAGTGATGAGATAAAAAATCAGTTTATTAAGAACGATATTAACGACCTGCTGCGCGGAGTTTTCCGTCAGGTTCACCGGCAAGAGTCAGTAATTGTCCCTGGTCTTCCTGCAGAATAGTCAGACGACCACCGCGATTGACATACATCGGCGTTTCGGTGGTGTCTTCTTCGGAAATTTTCCCGCGGTTAGTCGGGCGAACATATGAGAGTTTGTGTTTGATTTTCACACGGTTCTCATCAAATGGTTCGATTTCCAGGTTGAGTGAGACCTTACCTTTGGTTTTCGTGTTCATCACACCGGAAGCGACTTCACTGAGAACTGCGCCGATTTTGGTTTCAAATACGCCGCCGTCCAGCTCCCCGATAAATGCCTGCACATCAGTACTGCGTTCGCTAGCCATTTTGCTGCTCCTCATCATATCGACCCTGCAAGGTCGGTTGGTTTCTCCACAAAACAGAGAAGAACACCTGCGGTGGCAGCCGCCCGGATGGATTGGGTTATGAGCCCGTCGTCCGGTGATGCTCTTCTCTGTTTTGTAAAAAGAGCGGTACCAGCCGGAAGCAAGTGTACAAACTGGTACCGCCAAAGCAGTGGCTGTTGTGGTGATCGGTGATGATCTCCGGCTTGCGGTTATTTCAGACTCTCACGGGCATTTAATTGCCCCGCCGAACAGCTCTTTTCCGCAATAGCTGCAATGTCTTTCGCGCATCAGCCTGCGCATTCACCACAACGCTGAGAGCACTTAGCCAGTTACGGCACCACACTTTGTCGCGGTTCCATAAATGCCCTCATAGTTGCACCCTGGTCTCTTCCCAGGCGTCAAACCGAATCGCCACGCTGGTTAGGCGTCTTATCAGCATCATCATTGACTTGCACATTCCGGCTACCTGGTTTGTTTGCCCGAGCAAGGAGTGGATTGTCCCCTTTAACGTCCCCAGACCGCTAACGACGCATGTGCCATACGCCGTGTTACAACCAAATTTTGTTAGTACCTTGTTTGTTGGTCTGGAAAGAAAGATAAAATGAAGTTGCGCATTATGCAAGTATTTTTGTTGCGAGATATGCAATTTGATGGGTAATGAAAAGCCACCTTCGGGTGGCTAATTGATGAGGAGGTAAGGGTTAATTGTGTCGCTTAAGGGTTTGTGACTGGCTGATTAAGACCTTTCCAAAGACCATAAACCGGTGTTCATTTTCGCTGGTAATTCCCCATTCACGATAAATCTGGTTATCAGAAATCACCAGTAGTTTGTCAGGTATCATTTGCAGTCGTTTGACATAAATTTTATCATCAAAACCAAATACATAGATACCATCTCCATCAAACTGATTGATACTGACATCAACGAAGATGAGATCTCCTGGCTCAATGGTTGGACACATACTGTCCCCACGAACGTTGATAACTTTAATGTGATTTGCTGGCCGTCCGCCAAACATCGATACAGCATTATCAGTTCTGTATTCAATGGCATGAATCACATCAATGACATCTCCGCCCTGGATAAGGCCATTTCCCGCACTGGCACTGATATCCAGCATTTCAATACGGAATACATCCTTCACCTGCGCAATATCCTCACTAATACTGTTTTTACATACAGTATTACTTTTGAAGTCTGAGGTAAAGAGATCAGCAATATCAACACCTAAGCTCCTGGCAATATTACTCAGGGCTTGTTCAGTGAATTGTTTCTGCTTACCTGTTTCGAGGCGCGAGATATTCGCCGCATCCACTCCTATTGCTTCAGCGAGATCGGCGATTTTCATGTTCTTCGCCTGGCGAAGTTGTCTGACTCGATTTCCTATGTTCATGCGTTTATTACATTTCTTTATTGCGCGTTAAGCAAATCAACTTGCGCAAAATATTTGCGTGAAATAATATGCTCATCACGCAATATGTGGAGGTTATATGCAATCACCATTACGGAATGTGCGTAAGGCGCACGGATTTACTTTGCAGCATGTTGCTGCGGGCGTTCAGGTCAATCCAGCGACGCTGAGTCGTATTGAAAGACTGGAACAAATTCCATCTATCGAGCTTGCAGAACGTCTGGCCAATTTTTTTAAGGGAGAAATCAGCGAAATGCAGATTCTCTATCCTGCACGCTTTCAATCTAGTCAAAACCGGAATGAGTTAAAACCACAGGAACAGGAGGTAAGCCGTGGGTAAGCATCACTGGAAAGTGGAAAAACAGCCTGAGTGGTACGTGAAAGCTGTCAGAAAAACTATCGCGGCGTTGCCGGGGGGTTACGCTGAAGCTGCTGAGTGGCTGGATGTAACAGAGAACGCTTTATTCAACCGCCTTCGTGCCGATGGCGATCAGTTTTTTCCGTTGGGATGGGCAATGGTTTTACAGCGTGCGGCTGGTACTCACCACATTGCGGATGCTGTCGCACAGTCTGCTGGTGGGGTGTTTGTATCACTTCCAGAAATTGAGGAAGTAGAGAACGCCGATATAAACCAGCGCCTGCTGGAAGTCATCGAACAGATCGGGAGTTACTCAAAGCAGATTCGTTCGGCAATCGAAGATGGGGTAGTGGAGCCACACGAGCAGACAGCAATTAATGATGAGTTGTATCTGTCAATTTCGAAGCTCCAGGAGCATGCAGCACTGGTCTACAAAATCTTCTGCGCTCCAGAAAAGAGTAACGCCCGCGAGTGTGCAGCTCCGGGCGTCGTGGCGTTTTGTGTCTGTGGAGAAACTAACGCATGAACAGTTTAACGGCAAATAACCGTTTGTCGCAACAGCTGGTGGTCAGTGTCGCTGCACACCTGTTGTTACGGCATGAATGCAGATTACCAAATCACCTGGCTGTAAGTAACCACAGAGAACTTTACCTGACTGTGGGGGGCGAGTTGTGCAGGAACTTAACCGCTGGTTTCGTGACGGAAGAGGACTTTATGTTCATGTTATTCGTTGGGAGCCAGAAACACAGCGCGTTATCTATCTTCGCAAAGACTACCCGCATGAGTGCTTTAGTCCTTTGTGGAAATTCAGGCGTGATTTTGTTGAGTGTGAAGGACCACCAGCATATTGATTCTGCAATTCCGGGACGTTACACTGTTCAGGCACCTTATAAAGCGGGTGCCGGGATTGGCGTCCTGAAATTGTCAACGGCGATGTATGACGCGCCAGCGTCTTTTTTATCGTCCGCATTTGCTCACATCCAGATTATGGTGGGCTGGGCGGGGGCACCGAAAGGTGCGCCGGTCTCCGTTGACGCCGGTTACGCCAACCCCGTCCAGTTCACCACCAGTGAAATTGGCGTTTCCGGTGGTGGAAGTTTTTCACTGTCAACGGAGGCTGCCATCATGGCTACGATCCAAGCCCTCACTCAACCTGAAATCACCATTGACAACGGCCAGGCCGTTACCACTTCTTTGGCTGTTGCCAACTTCTTCTCCAAGCGTCACGACGATGTGCTGAAAAAGATCCGCACTCTGGATTGTTCCCCTGAGTTTTGTGCCCGCAATTTTGCGGAGACATCGATTTCGGTAAATCAACCGAACGGTGGTACACGCAAGCTCCCTTGCTATCAAATCACACGAGACGGTTTTGCGTTTCTTGCTATGGGTTTCACGGGTAAACGTGCTGCCCGGTTCAAAGAGGCATACATCAATGCCTTTAACCAGATGGAAAAACTGCTTTCAAAGCCATCCACGCTGAGCGATGCCGCAGATAACGCCAGCGTGCTTTACTCCCACCTGTCGGTAATCCACAAGGTCTGGCTGCAGCAGCTTTATCCTATGTTGGCAAAAGCTGAATCTCCGCTGGCTGTTAGCTTATATGATTATATTAATGATGCTTCGGCGCTGGCCTGCCTCATAAATTTGTCGCTGAACCCTTCAGAGGTAAGGGGGCGCAAATGATCCGGAATATTTTCAAACGGTTTACCAATCAGACTTTCCGTTGTCCTCGTCCGGGTCAGTGGTACACCACACCTGCAGGGCATGTTCTACGTGTTAGCCTGGTTGACCGTGAATGTCAGAAGGTGATTTGTGAACCGCTTGGCCGTAATTACCGCGTCAGTATGCCGCTTATAGCCTTTCGCTCCGGAAAAAACATGAAGCATCTCGGAGGTGCAGCATGAGTATGGAGCTGATGGTTAAAGCGATGAAAATTCGAGTGGGTAATCCATTGCGAAAACTGGTTCTGATCAAGCTGGCTGATAATGCCAGCGATCAGGGTGAGTGCTGGCCCAGCTACCAGCATATTGAACCGCCCCGGGTTTCCTGGAGAGTA